CAGCAGAGTTCTTCGTAAAGGGCATTCAGTTTCTCCATGTCTTCATAGAGAGCGTTAGGATTTGTCATCTTCCTCCTTAACTTCCCAAGAACCACCTACACCGCCGTCCATGTTGACAACAATATCTGGTGTCTTTGAATGATGAGGTTCGTGTGGTCTATCCATTGGTTTAGAAGACTCAAAAGAATCTCTTGAGAGATTTTTAAGTACAATAAATGCTTCTTTGTTGTACTTACGAGTACCCATCGGTGATTGCCATTTTTTGTTATACACTTCACCCACATCGATACCAGAAACTTGAGTTCCTGCTATTTCGACTACAATGTTATCTGTAGATTCCCAATCAAGAGTTTCAATAAAATCTTGAACGCGATCCATAATTCCATTATCTTCCCAAGCAAAGAACCCATCTTTGTTTTGTATCCAGTCATGATTAGGAATATCCCGTATAGAGATATTTTTCATGACGTTTTCTTCTGGTTCAAGACTTCCGTGCATCAGTAGAGATTCTCTTCTTGTTCAGTTTCAATTATAACATCAGAAGTTGGATATGCAACACAAGTGAGCACAAATCCTTCTTCCATTTGATCATCATCTAAAAATGACTGATCACTTTGATCTACCGTACCAGATACAATCTTACCTGCACATGATGAACAGGCTCCTGCACGGCAGGAGTAGTTCATATCAATACCACCTTCCTCGGCAGCATCAAGAAGATATTGGTCATCCTGACAAATAATAGTTGTTTCATTATTGTCAGGAGTACGAAAGGTAATGTTAAATTCCATTAATAAATTTTAAAAAATTGCAATACAATAACTATGTATTAGAATCCGAACGCACCAAAAAAGAATACGCTACCACTAACACTATAAGAGATAACAGCAGCAACAAATCCAAGCATAGCAGTGCGTCCATTTAGTTTCTCTGCTTTTTCGGCATAAGTCTCAAGACCATAACGCTCTGCGTCTGTCTCTGAGATATACATTCTTGGTTCTGTGGCATACATGTTTGTACGTCCACCGTCTTCAGTTGTTACAGTCATGTTACACTCCGTAATGTTTCTTTACATAGTATATAGGAAATCTAAAGCTTTGTCAAGTCAATAATCCATGTTGCCGCCATATCTGATACAGGTCTTTTTGTTTTCTGCTGATGACCTACACCACTGTCTCACATAAGCATCTGCATCCTTATCCATTGTAAAGTGAGCATGGTTATGCAGTGTCCCTATCAGTGCTATCATTCCCAACATTAGAAGAGAGGTTAGCGTTCCTGGATTCGTTATGAATTTTACAAAATAATTTTTCATAAAAAAGGGGATGCCGTCGCACCCCCACTATAACATCTAGACGTTTATGTGTCTACAAAATCAGAAGGAATACTTCAGACCCAACTTGGTTCCATAACCACGATCGATGTCAGCGTCTCCACTACCAACGAAGGACACTTCACCATATGCACCAAGAGCATCGGTCAATGCAAGACCAAGACCTGCCTTACCAGAAGGAACAGTATCACTCTCTCCACCATCAGGACTGAGAACAGTAGCACCACCCTGAACGTAGTACGAGGCAGACTCACCAAGAGCGCCTTCATATCCTACGTGAAGGTCAGTATTTGTGCCATTGTAGTTGGATCCCGTGAAACCAGAATTAGCTTCGACGTTGACATAGGGACCAGCGAATGCAGCGCCAGCAGAGACAGACAGAGCAGCAGTTGTTGCGAATACAGTTTTAATCATTTTAATACCTTTAGTTTACTTGCGGAATGGATACCCGCAGATGTTAAGAACCTCGACTGGTTCTGTTATACCACGTAATATGTATTACGTATAAGTATATATACTGAGAAGACCTTACGGTTTCCCGAAGCGGGTAACAGGATTCGAACCTGCGACATCGAACTTGGAAAGATCGCGTTCTACCACTGAACTATACCCGCGAGGAGGGTTACTCCTGAATAAAATCTATTTCACGATGTCCTAACATAAGAGATTTTAACTCAACTGCACGTTCCATACTTTTCTTGTGGTAGTTAATCACATCATCGATGCCAAATAGCATCTCTTCATACGTTTGTCGTGCTGATACTTTATCATCGTTGAGATAATCATCGATCGCATCTTGCATACGATCTTTACGTTGTGTTGCATAAGATGTTTTCCAATATTCATCTGAATTTTTGATGTTTGGGCGTCCTTCAGTTGTCATTGAATCATTTTTGAACATATCTATTATAAAGGATTTTAGATCATCTGTCAATCGATGTAACCATTCTTCATAAGCCATTCACGAGTCATTGGTGTCGGTTCATAGTCCGTCCACATTGTACCACGAGCACAAGATGCAAGAGCATCCATTGTCATGTTTTCAGTCTTACCTGCCCACATTGCTTCCTTCTCCCATGGAATTGCAGATGGTTGCAACATATATGTCCGATTTACCATCTCTTGCCACAACATAGGAACTGAATCTTCAGGCATAATGATAGCAATTAAACTATTATCAATCGTTCCTGCCATACAATCTTGTGCAGCGTGCCATCCTTCATGACGCATTACACTCATGAGTACACCAGGACGACCCATAAATGTCTTGTTCAAGAAGAAGTTATTTCCTACAGTGTGATAAACACCACGATGTCCTACAGGAAAATATTTTTCATCTGCTAAAAACACCTTAACTCCGATTGTGTTAAGGGAAGAGAGCATTGAGTTGAACTCATTAGCAATAGGATAAAAAGAATCAGTATTGGGATACTGACCAGAAACATCCAAAAGATTAGTGACTTCTTTGACTCCATCTGTACATTCCTGGAGAAGCATACATCCCATAGAATGATTAGTAAAGTATTCAGATTCTTTAAGTGGTTCTGCGAAAGCAGATCCACTAAGTGCTGCACACCCAATAATGGAAAGTAGTAGTTTTTTCATAAAAAATTTAAAATAGTAATGCACGTAAAAGGACTTGAACCTTCACGGGTTGCCCCACTGGTACCTAAAACCAGCGCGTCTACCGATTCCGCCATACGTGCAAGGAAAGGGGGAAGTCATCCCCCAGAGCAGGCTCGCCACCTGTTTTAATTTTAGTTGTAAACAGGAAATCAACCACACGGAAGGGGTCTTTTGGATCCACCACTAAATCTTTAACTGGAATATAGAAACCAGGCGGCAACGAAGCACCCGCACCACCAGTTTTTATGGAGAAACTGGAAACCCGAGGGTCAATTGACCATCCCGACCAGGGCGTTTTTTAAGTCATCCCGAGACTAAGCCATTCACAGGATTTGAACCTGCGACCTGAGCTTTACAAAAGCCCTGCTCTACCACTGAGCTAGAATGGCAGATTTGAAATATTTAGGTTGTCCGATGAGGACATGCTTCCTGAGAGGATCGAACTCTCCTTAGGCAAATTATGAGTTTGCTGCATTCACCAGATTGCTAAGGAAGCAGATAGGACTACCGGGAATTGAACCCGGTTCACACCGTTATAAGCAGTGGGCATTAACCAATATGCGATAGTCCCAGATGATGAACTACTGAGCGTCATTATTATTCTCAGTGTGTATTCGTATAAGTTCATCATCTGCTGGCACTATTACTGCTTTATGTCCATTATTATTTTTTATTCCTATCGATTCACCTTCTTCAACTTTTTGAATTAGGTTATCCCAATTTTCTTGCCAGTATTCCACTGAATAAAATTTCATAGTTACATTATGTATATGAATCGGGGTGACAGGATTTGAACCTGCGACATCCTGCTCCCAAAGCAGGCGCGCTACCAAACTGCGCTACACCCCGCATGACTCCAGTATTGTATCACCGGAGAAATCAGTTGTCAAGTAATTTGCTTGAAGTCTTTTTCAAAAATTGCCAAACCAGAATCGGTCAGGACATGGTTATACATTTTGTCAAACACAGCAGGTGGCAACGTACATACACTAGCACCATAGAGGAAACAACGCGAGACATGGTGGACATCTCTCAAACTGGCAGCAAGGATCTTGGTACGTACACCATGAGAACAATACAGTCCAGAGATAGCACGAACAAGTTCAACACCACTAATAGAATTATCATTCAAACGACCCACAAAAGGTGAGATGTATGTGGCACCTGCCTTCGCTGCCATGATTGCTTGAGAAGCACTGAAGCATAGTGTGACGTTAGTCTCAACACCTTGAGCAGTAAGCTCTTTACATGCCTTCAGACCCTCTACAGTGAGGGGCAATTTGATCGTAACATTCTCACCAATATCACGATACTTTGTAGCATTAGCAATCATCTCATTAGCAGTATCTCCATCTACTTCAGCAGAGATACTTTCAAAAGCAAAGTTGGTTGCTAGTGTTTTAATGAACTCCACATAGTCTACACCAGACTTACGAACTAGTGTAGGGTTTGTAGTAATACCATCAACTAGACCAGTCGTATAGCGTTCAGCAATTGATTCGTAGTCAGCAGTATCTAGGAAAATTTTCATTGATTTATATAGTGTGATTAGTTTTTAATATACTGATTATGAAATTTTTTATCAGCAAGCAGTTGTTCTCGTTTATACGTATACCATGGATGTTCGTAAATTTCATTAATAGAAGATTGTTTAGATGAATCTTGAAGTTCTTGCATCTGAACACTAAGATTTTCTAACATACCTCTCATGTATGCCAACTCCATGCGAAGTTCGTTAAGTTGTGTCTTGATTTTTTGCTTGTCCATAGTTAATAGTGACAATGCTCGAAGAGGGGATCGAACCCCCGACAATCTCCGTGTAAAGGAGGCACTCTACCGCTGAGTTATTCGAGCGTATGGGCAGGGTTGGATTTGAACCAACGTAGGCAGAGCCAGTGGATTTACAGTCCACCTCCATTAACCACTCGGACACCTACCCGACTCCTCCACCTGGACTCGAACCAGGGA